GCGTTTGCTATAGTGCCATCTACGATGTTAGCACTTGCTACTGTGATGTCTGTAGGTAAAGCACCACTACCAAGTTTAGCCAAGGTAACAGAATCATCTGCTAATTTAGAACCGCTTATATTTGCACTTGCATTAATATCAGCATTAACAATAGTTCCGTCATTTATCATTGTTGACGTTACTGTTCCTGTGTCTCCTGTCGTAATAAGTGTTCCTGTAATATCAGGTAAAGTAATTGTTCTGTCAGCAGTAGGATCTGTTATTGCTAAAGTTGTTTCATTAGTGTCATTAGTAGTACCTTCAAAAACAAGATTTGCACTTATAGTTTGTGAACCATCTCTTTTTACATAATCATCTACAAGTTCTTGTATTGCGTGTAGTAGTTGTGTATTAATATTATTTAATTCTGTTGCTGATAAGACACTACCGTCTTGAAAGATAAAAGCTGTACTTGATACCTGAGTATTTCTTTGAATTAGTATTGATGCCCCATTAGCAGGTGCAGTAGTAAAAGTTATTTGACTTGCACTTGTAAATGTGTAATCTGTTATTCTAGTTTTTAATACTCCATTTACAAAAACTTCAACATCAAATTCAGTACTATATTCAAAATCTAAGGAATAAGGACCAGTTGTTCCATTAGATGTAAGTAAAGTTGCGGTAGACGCTGTAAAGTTACCTATTTTATTAGTAGCCATGATTCTAAATGTTTATATTTAGTTTATCTTGCATTAGTTTATCTTACAAATATATTTAGTATTGATTTTTCTTGTCTTTTCTTTTCAAATAAATACGCAGGTAATAAAGATTTAGCTCCACCTTTGTCATCTTCTAAATTAAATAGCTTTAATTTTGCTGCTCCTATGTAAGGATTAATTATTTGTTTTAATAAATTTTTTAATTCAGACGATGTATTTATTCTGTCAGTAAGAAGTGTTGTTTTATCAAAATTAAATTCTTCATCAATTTCTCCGTTATCAATAAAATCTAGTAACTCTAAAACCTTTTCATCTGTTGCATATGGATAAAGTCTTTCATATACAGTTTTACCGTTTTTATTTTCGTTGCCATTGTCATCTAGTTTTATAGAACCAATAAAATCTATTAAATTTCTATACTGTGTTGAATTTAAAAGAATACCGCCTGATGGAGACTTTTTAAATAAATGACCAGTTGGTGGTGCTATTTTAGATCGACTTCTAAGCATAAGACTAATAACAGGATCATTCATAGAAGTTCCACGAAGAGTAGGATTCATTCCACTATTAGGTCCAAAATTTTTAGGATACTCTAAAAACTGATTTGTAAGCCAATGACGTTCTGGTTGTATATCATTTTTAAATATATTGTTTGCTTCGTACTCTTTAAACGCTTTTAACACTATTTTTCTAACAAGAAAATCACCAACGAATCGTGGTTTTTTTGTTTCTAAAGTTCCATATAAAGGATGATCTTTTGGTATTGGAGTGCCATCATCAAATTTTGTTCTTATTTCTTGTTTAATGTAATCACCCTTTTGTACAGATTTGTCATGTCTAAAAAAGCCTTTTATTTTTTTATTTGACCTTGGATCAATAAGTGTATATTCTCTTTTCTTAAGACCTTTTCTAAATGAGTTGAGTGGAACAAAAGCAGAATTTACATAATTAGCTAAAAAATTAGGTAAAGCATCAGGTCTGTTTTCAATAATCTCAAAAACTGTTTGTAAGTTTTCTAACATTGGAATATTAAAAAGATCTCTAGCTAGTGCAGTAGTCATAATTAAAGCTGCATTGTCTTGATCTTCCTCATTAAGATATTTACTATATGTTCCCCACCAACCTGCTGCTCTAAGTATTGCACTTACTGGATCAAGCGCAATTCTACCAACATCAATAAAATTATATTCTGGTTCTCCATCAGGGCCAAGTATAGGTTCTTTTGTTTTTGGATCAGTTTTTAATATTCTTAAAGCATACCCTATATCACCACTATATTGTCTTATTTTATCTTGAACCCAATTTGGATCATTACCATCAACTAAAGCAATCTTTGCAAACTTATTAGCAGCAGCCATGCTTAAACCAATAGCAGCAACCCATATACCACTACCTAATCTAGTTGTACCTCTAGCTCTTGCAGAAACAGATGGATCAGCACTTTGTAGTTGTTTTCTATGCTCATTTAACATTCCTTTTAAAAAACCACGATCTGTTATTGAAGTTATAAATGGTGTATTTTTTAATAAAGTCTGTTGCAAATTAAGTGGTGTATTCATGAAAGGTATTAAAGGTTTCCATCCAGGATGCTTAAAAGCGTTAACAAATGTATTATCAATTTTGGTAGTAAATGTACGATCAGCAGCATAATCAAGAGCATCTCTTATCATTAAAAATAAATCTTCTCCTATCGCAACTTCTTCTCCCCCTAACCCAACAAATTTAGATTCAGAAATATTTTTTAGAGAAAGATTTAATTCTTCTCCTTTTTTAGCAATCCAACTTGTACCAAGTTCAAAACTTTTATCAACATAGTCATCAAAAGGTTTACCATCTAATCCTTTTCTTAAACCATCTTCTACTAATGCTCCTTTAAGAAACATTCTAAAAGATACTTGTTTGTTATATTCATCTTCTGCTAGTAAAGCTCTTGTAGGCCCTCTATTCATAGTTCCAAAAGAATTAATAAGATCAGGTACAAGACCTTGCCTAACATACTGTCCTATACCCATTTCACCTTTTCTTACTTTCTGAAGACCCTCTCCGTCAAAACTTCCACCTTTTATTCCTATAGCAAATCTTTGTGAAGGGTCGTTACCAGAATCAACAATCATTCTTGATTTGTCTAAAATATTTCTTTCGTCTTTAAATGCTTGGGCTGCTAGTTTTAAAGCATCACTTTGAGCTTGTTTAAACATAGCAAACTCAGCCATTGCTCTTCTAAATAAAATAGGGTCCAAACCTTGCCTTGATATTGAACCTGCCAATAAATCGGCTGGTCCTTTAATAACATTAAGCATAGTACCAACAGTATTTCTTGCATGAGTAGCAGGGTTAGAAAGAATACTATTAATAAACACCTCGTTGCCAACTCTTAAAGCTTTATCTGCAAAACTTTCTTTTACAAATTTTTGTAAAACAAACGGATCTCCATGTGCAGCAGCTAGTTTACTGGCAAATTCAGCAAACCCTTCAAAATCATCTGCTTCTAAAGCCTTAAGTAAATCATCTTGAGTAAAACCTAAATTTTGAAACGTATCATCTATATCTTTAGCTACATCTCTTATAACTTCTGATCCACCACCCTTAAGCTCTTCAGATCTTTTTACTTGTATATTGCTTGCTGTTACTTGACCAGGTGTTTGACCTGTTACTGGATTAGGTGCATTTGCTAGTTGTCGTGCATATAAAGCTCTAGCTACAACAGTACCAGCCCTACTATCACCAGTTATTAATCTATAAAAGTTTACTGTTTGTATTGCAAGTTTTCTTTTTAAAATCTTTGCTTCTTCCGATCCAATAGGTAATGTTTTCAATAATTTAGCATTGTCACTTAAGTTTTCAGCAAGACCAGAAATACGTCTAACAGAAGCAGCCATTAAGACAGGTAATTTCAAACCATACTTTTCTGAAAATTCTATTAATTCTTGTATTACTTCTTGTTCTAAATAGTCATCGGCATCTTCAATTAACATATCATCAGTAACTATATTCTTGTATTTTGGATAATATTGTTTTAATTCTTGTTCGTAAGCAGCTTTTATTTTTGCAACTTCTTTAGGATCATCACTAAAGAGATTCATATTTCTGCCTTCAAAACCTACAGGCGTATCAGTTGTTTGAAACTTTTGTTTACCTTTTTGACTTCTTATTCTTTTTCTAGGTCTTATAACTATATCGTCTGTTTTTGTTACCACATCATCTGTTACTGGTGCTACTTCTACTATGTCATCACTATTTCTAAGGACTTCATCCATTGAGTTGTATTTTCTTACGTTAGAAAATTTATTAAATTTTGATTGTTGTAAATTAAAAATTAATCTCTTCGCAGTTTGGGGTGATTTTTTAAAATTTTCAACAACATTTATAAAAGCATCTGCAACTTTTCTTGGGTTTAAAACTGCATCAAAAGTTCTATTTACTATTTTTGCAGTTACACCACCTTCAATAAATTTCTTGATAGTTTCTTTTGCTACGTTAGATTCTTCTTCTGTTTCTGCTGCAAGTAATTTTGTTACTGGATTTGCAAGCGGTGTGTCTTGTATATAGTTAGAAAGGTTTTTATCAAACGTATCAAAGAAAACTGATGCCGTAGTACCACCTGCTAATACATCTTTCCAAACAAAATTTGATAAACCTATAGAGCCTAAAAATTTAAATACTGCTGTATATGGTACTCCATATTGAACTCCTAGCTTTGTAAGATTATAAGTAAAACTATTTTCATCTTCTTCTGGTATGTAAACACCTAACTTTTCATTATCAAAAAAATCTTTAGCAGTATATTTATTACCACTTAAACCACCTATTGCACGACCAGCAAAGTTAATAGTATTTTCAGTTAAATCTAAACCAGCAGCTAAAATAGCCCTTGTAGTTTGTTCGTCTTCTTCTCTAAGAAGCGGTACATTTTGTACACCTTCTTGAAAATTATCTACCGCTTCTTCTGTAATCTGTGAAGGAAATAAAATAGTTCCTGATGGTTTATTTAAAGCATTTATTAACATTCTTGGTACGTCTTTTATACCTAAATTTTTTACTTCTTCGTTTTTTGTAAAGTCATCAGTACTTTTTGAACCTATAGCAAACGCTCCGTCTGGTACTGTGTTTTCTAAATTAGAATCTGTCATACTCTAAAACCACCCCTCATTAATAGCACGATTAATAATGCCTAATACATTTTTATCATAATTTGGATTGGTTGCATAATCTTCAGCTTGTAGCATTTTTATTGCTTCTTGAATACTGTTTGCATTTACTAAACCTTTATACTGTCCAAAATCATCATTCCATTGTTTTTTGTATTGCATCATCATTGCTCTGATATTATCAAATGTTTTGAAATTTGCTTCTTCTACTTGTTCACCTTGACCTCTAAATTCGGTAGTCAGTTTTCTTTCAGACTCACCTTTTGCAACTTCTGAAGGTGTAGCCTTAAGACCTAAGAAATTATTTTCTGCTGATTGAGTTTCACCATAACCTGTTTCTTCCATAGCTTGTGCAGCTACAAGTTCGGGATATTTAATACCTATTTCTTTGGCAATATTATATATAACTTGGAAATTATGTTTTTGTCTTGCAGGTGCATAGGGGTGTTCTTTTTCTGTAATGAGTTTAGTCTTGTCTAAATTTTCTATAAAATTAATATTATTTAAATCAGTATAATCAACACCTTCTGGTATTAATAAAACATTACCAATATCTATTTGATTAGCATTTGTAATCCCATTAGCTTTCATAATAGCTTCCATTGGAATACCGAAATCTTCAGAAATTGCAGATAAGGTATCACCAGATTCTATTTCAAATGTTGTAAAACCACCTTCACTAAAAGTACCTGGTTCAACTTCAAATTTTTTATTAGTAAAAGCTGGTGCTTCTTCTATGCTTAATTCTTTTTTCTGATTAACACCATCACCTTTAGATTCTTCAGATTTTTCTTGTATTTTAAAATTGTTTGTTTCTATGTCTTTTCTCTTTTCATCTATCCATTTTTTTATTTCCGAACTAGAAGGTCCACCTTTTTCTATGCCATCTATTTTCTGATAATAATTTTCATTAATCCAATCTTCAAAATCATCACCAATTTTTTGTTCAAGGTTATATTTTTCTAGATATGAATCATTATCAAGACCACCAATGCTTACTTTAATTCCACCACCAAGACTTTCTGATGTACTAAAAACATTAGATGATTTAGCTTTTGATCTATAAAACGCATCAATATCATCAAATAATGATTTTGATTGGGTATCAAAAATTTGATATATAGATTTGTATTCACTTGCTATGTTAACAGCTTGATTTAAATCCTTTAGGATTCCATTGTCAGTAATACCTAAATCAACAATCTTATTTTTTATTAATGCTAAATTTTCTAATGGACTTTCATTATCTCTGTATTGCCTTAATTTCATGTTAGTTCTTATATTTAAAATTTCTGCTGTAAAATCCTCAATATATCCATAATTATTGCTTTTAAATATTTCATTAAGATCACTAAATTCTCTATTATTTTTTAATTTAGTGATTTCTTCTTTATACAAAAGCCGTTGTTCTTCATTGTCTATAGGCAATTTATTTACTATATCTAATTGTTTTTCCAACTTAATTGTTCTTTTTGCCTTGTCAATTTTTGGACCTTGAATAAGTTCTTCGTACTTTTCATCTTCTAATTTTTCTAATACTGGTGCTATTTTTTCTCTCCATAAAGGATGTTGAGTTAAATTGCCATTATTATTACCATAAGGAATAGAAGCACCAACTCCTAATATCACATCATCTATCTCATCTAAATCACTTACATCACCAGTTGCTATATAATATTCACCTACAGCAGCAATGTTTTCAACAAGTCCAGTATATACTTCTTTTGCATCAGCACCAGTTAATCCTAGTAATCTGGTGTCATTTATAAATTCTGTAATATGTAATTTAGCTTCATCTTTTCTACCTGCTAACCAATCTATAGTAACTTTATCTAAATAATCTGTAGATAATTTTTTAATTCTTCTAACTTTATAATCACTATTTTTTTCTTTTGCAGTTTTATTTATATTTAATATCGTATTCGTAAGATTGGTTTGAAACTCTGCTGAATCAACTTCACCGCCTTCATTAATAATTTTATTTGTAAAATCTGCTAACCAAGACTCTCTCCAGTTTATAAATTCTTCTGAGCTAGGATTAAATTCTTCTAATAATTTTTTAATTGGTTGTCCATTTTGATCAACACTATCAATCTCTGCATTTTCATACGCTAGTTCCATATCGGATGACATTCTAGCTCCATACAATTTACTAAGAGATTTGGTATAAGCTCTATCAGCAAAAATACTTCCACCTACAAATTGTTTTGCAGCCTCATCTCCGTCTTGTTTGCGTATATTAGTCGCTTCTTTACCAACTTCTCCACTAAGTAAAACTCTATCTACTGCTAGTTTTAAACCTTTTTCTTTTTCTTTCTCAATAGCTTTTTCAGTGTACATATCAAGTATTGGATTTACTGCTGATAAAGCTTTAGCTAATTGACTAAAGCCGTCATCTTCATTTAAAGGCACAGTGCTTTGCCTAACAAAGGTATCAACAGGTCTTGCTGAAGATACAAAAGAAGAGTCTTGATAACTTGATGTCATGAGTTTATTAAACCTGTATAAGTATCAACTCCAGCACCCAAGAAATCAAATATGCCACTACTATTTGCTTTGGCAGTATTGTAAGCTTGGTTTTGCATATCTGTTGCAGCATTAAGTCTACTATCTCTTTGTGCTGTAAGACCAAGTGCTTGCCTTCTGAACTGACCTTCTGCTGATGCTACAGATTGATCTATTGAATTTCTTAAATTAGCAGATGGTAAAACTGAATCTCTTGATAATAAGCTACTTAAATTACCAGCAACCCCTTCCGTAGCAGCAACCTTTCCTTGAGCTTGTCTTCCTTGTATTGATGCAGCTAATCTTTTTTGTGCTTGAGAAGCTCTTGTTTCTTTTAGATTTGCCCCTGCTCCTTCTTGTTGTTGTGTAAAAGATTCTTCTGCTGAGTCTGCTGACCTTCTCGCTGCTGCGTATTGAGCGGTAGCAGTTCGTGATGCTAGTCTATTTTGTGCAACCATTTGTGCGCCTTGAATTGCTAGGCTCCCAAAAAACAATGGAGTAACTGCTGATCCTAACAGTGGTAATGCTGCACACATTTAGGCAATCCTCATAAATTCGTAGAATGGTTTACTGTGTTCTCCATATTCTTCGTGGTAATTAATAAATGTAAACCCTAAACACCTTAACCACTTTATAGCAGAATCATTTTCCGCATATACCATATTGTATAACAAATTATATTTTTTCAACAAACTATCTACCCATTGTTTGCCTTGTCTTATAAGTTGTATTCTATATTTTTTATTTACAAACAAATCATCTGTTGCAACCATCCATATACAACCATCAGAAACAACACCACATAAACCTATAGGGTTGTCGTCATCATCAGCTATTGCCATATTTTCCCTAGTGTATAGATAAGAAAGTCTTATCGCATTTTCTGGCTTTTGTCCTGTTTGATAAAAAACTTCAATCTTATCCATAACCCTTAAGTTTTTTACTACATAATCAAGATCTTTTAATTTTGCTTTTCTTAAATATCCCATTATCTTCTAGCTGACCTCATGTGAAAATTAGCTTCATATTCAGCACTTGTTAAATTTGTAGGCAAGTAAGTTAAATTTTTTACATCTATCGTAACTCTGTCTGCTCTACTCATTATAGGAACTTTAAAAGTACCAGTATCTAAAGAAGTTGATCCAATGATACTGTCATCTGTACCTAATATGTTAGTGAATTGATATGTTGAAGTTGTATTGTTATCAGGAGTAACTTCAACTTTCATAAATCCAGTATCTTCAAATTTAATATAAAAATGTTTTAATTGTAATCTTCCGCTAATTAATTCAGAACCTTGAGCAGGAGATTCAGTAAGACGTTGTTGTGCAAACCTATAGTGCATTTCATAAGGTTCACCAATTATAAATTTAGTGTGTCTAACATCACCAAGAACTATTATATTTTTATTACCACCAACTAAATTACCAGCAAGTATTTGTTGACCAGGAGATGAAGTAGTTTTTTCACCTTCAAGAGTAGTTATGTAACTAGATTCTTTTACTGTGCATATAAGATTTGTATTGTTTCCTAAATTAGATGGACTAACAAGAGTAAACGTATTGTTATCAACTTTAGTTATATAAAACAAACCTGTAATACCTCTATCTCCCCCTAGTGCTACATATTCAGCAATTCTTTCTACAGTTAAATCTGCAAAGCTAGTAATACCTGATGATGGTAAGACAACCTCAACTTGGTCATCAGTAACAAAACCATGATTAGTTTTTGTTATTGTAACTGTATTGTTAGAAGTCGTAGTGGTATAAGTTGCGTGTTCGGCTGGTGCTAAATCTCTTGTTATTATGTTCATTTCTTTATCAAGTCTGTAAGGCATTGTTACTGTTGATAAAGAAGTAGAAGCATCAAAAGTAATAGATACTCCAGTACTTGATTCTGTTAACTTTCTATCTAGTCGGTATTCATAATCAGAATTTGGTTCCCTATAATTTGGTTCAAAAGGTAATTTCTCTAAATTATATTCTGACGCAAAACCAGCTTCAGGTGCATCTTCAGTAACTACAAATAAATCTGTTCCTATAAAATCTATATTTTTAATATGTCTGTCAGAGGCAAAAGTATAAGTAAACCATGAGTTAAGTATTTTTCCTCCGTCATTACCATACAACCATTTGTTTACATATAACTTATTAGGATTTGTTGTTCCTAATAAAATCAATACATCTTCATTAGTAGAAACAGCAATTTTATAAATATCGCTAGGTATTAATTTTGGAACATGAATTGTAATGTTTGCAGCTTCTTTAACTTGCGCTCCTGTTTGAGTTATATATTCTCTAACACCAGCAAAACCTCCTTTATTAGTTAAATAGTAAATAGAATTACCAGCACCAACAGGAGTTGCACTATCACTACTTTCAAATTCTGTTGCAACAAGCACGTTTGCTGTCTTAGGTGTTAAAGAATCTGATGAACTGCTTAATACAAATTGCGTTTGCTCTGAAAATAATATTAATTTTTCGCCCATGTTTACAGCATTTTTTAAAATAGCAACTTTCGTGTGAGATGCTGCCACATCAATAGGATCACTATCAATAACTGTTAATACTGTCTCTGGGAAAAAGGTAAAAAACTTAGAAACAGTAGAAAGAATTACATTGTCATTAGCAAGAAAACCTAATCTATTTCTAAAGAAAAATACATTATTGATTTTATTACCAATAAAAGAAGGATTTAAAGAAGAGTCTAAATCTCCACAAATTCTTTCACCCCATATTGGCAACGTATAGTTTGGCACACCATAACTGACGTTACCGCTAGTTGTTAAACTATCTACCGCAGTATATACAAAGGTATTTGTAGTGACGCTTGTTATTGTAAAAGTACCATCAACACCTAATCCTGATGTAATCTTTGCATCTACAAGACTACCAACAGCTAAACCATGACCATTAGAAGTAACTGTCACAGTAGTACCTGATTGCGAATAAGTACCTGATGTTGAATGAGTCACTGCATAAGATCTACCATCTACTCTTGCAAATCTAAAATTACCATCAGCTTGCCTTATTAAAACATGAGGCATTGTATCGTAGTCAAATTTAAAATTTATTCCTGGTGCAACTGTTTCTTCCCATTGGCCTTCTTCAAATGCTCCTCCATTATTAGTCGTAAATCTTACATAATAATTATCAAAGTTAGTAGACTCATCACCTTTAATTTCTACAACCATACCGTTAGGAGAAACTGTAGGTAAGTCAGTAAATTGTTGTACAGAATTTTTTACAGTTGTTATTTGTGAGTTACCTCGTGTATCAGTAGAATCTATTGAAAAATCAGAACCGTCATTTTTTTTTATATGAAGAACAGGACCATTTACAGCAATAGTAAATCCAGTAAGGCTGCTATCTAAACTTGTTTTTATTGCTGTTGCTACGGTAGATGTACTAAGGGGGTTATCTGAAGACGTATCTTTGGTTGCTGTTGTTCCATCTACTGTTACTGAATATGTAGTGGCATCAGATACTTGATTAAAAAATACTATTGCTTGTGTTTCTGTTCCAGGAGATAGAGTTGAATCCATTGCAGCAGTAACACTTGTATTTACAACAAAAGTAAAATCTGCAATAGTTATTGTTTTTATTTCTGATTGTGGACTTGTGCAAGATAAATATCTGTAGTCTTCTTTTACAGTTCCAGAATCGCTGTCATAATATTTATTAGTAACAACAGTTTTTTCTGTACCATCTAATTCAAAAACTCTTACTTTTGTAGAACTAAAAATAACAACATATCTTTCTGTTGCATCTCTATTTATCATATGTACCTTTATATCTCCTAAAGTTGTTTCACCACTAATTAAATTAGATATAAATTGCGTACCAGAACGTTTTGCAAGACCCAATACAGGATCACTATCAGCGTTGTCCTGTATCAAAGCATGGTCGGCTTTTTTTGTGGCATCAGAAGATTGTGATATACCTCTGAGTAGGGTGGGTATTGACCTAGAAATTAGAGCCATAGCTACCTAATTAATACGTTTGCTGGAGAATAAGTATCAAAGACATTAGTAAGAGCAGGATCACCTCTTAGTAGATTGTGATCTGCATTAGCTAAGTCTGTCTCCATTAATACTGCTCTAGCTCTGCCTTCATCTTGTTGTGTAAAACCTCTTAAACCACCGTCACTTACCAATCTATCAACAAAAACACGAGCAGCTTTTACAGTTATGTAATATCTTGCTGGTTCTGGTATTTCATTAAAATCTCTAAAATAAACTATTGTACAAATTAAATCATTATCAAATAAAAAAGTATTATTTAATCTGTCATACATTTTTAACCCACGTTGTATCGCATCTACTGAGGGGTGTTGATGAATATTAGGGTCAACTCTTAAAACATCAGTTGGCAAAATAATTTCTTTAGTTACATTATTTCTAATTAAAGTTACATCAATTTCTGTATTAAAACTCCAACCTTCACTTTGCACTGCTCTGTTTTGTTCTTGTAAAACATCAAGAGCCATTTGAGCATCTACAGGTAAAGCTGTATTATCAAGAGCAGAAATACCAGTGTTTGTTGCGCCAGTTGTTTCAGATAATGTGTTAATAGGAGATTCTCCTATTGCAGACAACATTATATTTACACTTTCAAGTTTTGTGGAAGCAGCTACAGCCATAAATCAATACTCCATGTTGTATGCTTCTTCTCTTTGTTTAGCTCTTATTTTACTAAACTTAGCTTTTTCGGCAAGCGTTGTTTTACCTGTATCTGCCATTTGCTTATTGTAAGCATCAATAAAATCTTGGCCGTTTAAATCCATCAATTTGGTTTTTTTGTTTTTGGTTTTTTTGTTTCCACCAAGTAATTTTCTTAACATAATGATTACCCTTTATCTTTAAGTTTTAGTGTGTCTCTGACACTTTTCTTTTTTTTCTTGTTAGATGGTTTAGATGAATGATACATAATAAAAAAAAAGGTATCTAATAATAAGATACCTTATAAATTGAAATTAAGAAGTTTTAAGAAGCAGATAACTTAATAGTAGCTGCACACTCTGGTCTTAGGATTCCATGCCCAAGTGCGTACTTCGCAACGAGCAATGTTCCTTGGTACATCGTTGCATACTCATTTCCTGTTATCTCAGTTGTCATGTCCATTAATTTGACAGTACCAACTGCTGATTTGTGGAAAACAAGTCCGATAGTTTTACTATCGTCACCTGAGTAGGTGTTATTTGCACCGCTTGGATTGCTGCTGACGTTTGATTGAGGTACGTTGTTGCTCATCATCACAGGAATACCTGCAACTTGCTGGATTTTACCAGAAGCAAATGAACCATTACCACCAGGGTTGAAGTCAACATCTACTGTTCTTGTAGCAGACTCAGCAAGTTTGTAGTACTCAGCAGGTGGTAATACACAGAAACGATCTGTAGGAGGAATGTCACGCTCGTCAAATGCTTGAGCTATGTCATAGATAGCTGCTGCTATTTCATCACCAGATACGTTTGCTGAAGCAGTATTACCAGAACCAAGAGTTAAGGTAAGTCCACCTGCAATACCTGTAAGTGTTGAAGATGCACGACTCGCATTTGCGATCATTTTTGCGACATTAGAATCGTATGTTTTAGCTAGAGCCTTGCCGAGTTCATCAGCGTAACTTGCCCTAACGTCATAATGATTCTTCAATTCCTCGAGACGGCTAACAAAAACGTCTGCTATTAGAAGGTCGTCTATTGAAATCAAACGCTCACCATGTCTGATTTGGTTGCCCCCTGTCAATAAATTTCCAGGCGTATGATAGGAAGCAGTGGCAGTGCCTAAAACTGGAAATTGTGCCGATTTGCCTGAGGTTATAGTACGAGTAGAATGAAGTTGATCGTTGAAGATGTTATTGCGTGTGAACGCAGTTAGCACCTCTCCACTGAACACTTTCAGAAACAGAGCGTCAAAGTCTGTTCCTGTATTATCGACCAAACCAAGGCGAGATACCGTAGCATTACTCATTTGTTAAAAACCTTTGGATTGAATGAATTAAATTTTAGAAACTTACTTCGCTACTGTCTGTTCTCTAAAGTGGTATCTGACGTATCAGGCACTTTTGATATTTAGATTTTCACTTTTCTGTTTTTACAGACCCACATTGCCATCTGCGTAATGCAAGACCTTTGCGAGTCAGCTTGCCATCTTTTTTTTTTGGTCCTTTATTCCCTTCCATTCTTGCACAGAAAGATTTTCTTCTGGCTTTTTGGCGAGGAGAAAGACCTGTCTTTTTAGTGACAGGTGGCTCTAGATTTCCACCAGTTTCACGTTTGTATTTTTTTCGACCTTCAGGAGTAAGGCCACCTCTAGGGTCTTTATCCTCCTTGGTAAAAGATACAGACATAAAAAATGTAAGCTACTTAAAATATAACACCTTTATGCAAGTCTTAACTTTTTTCTTTCTTTATCTTTTTTTCTGTGTTGGTAGGTAATATTTTCTGGACCTGTCTTTTCTCTTTTAAATTTTTCTTTTTCTTCTTTACTCATTTCACTTGTAGTCTTTGGAGTTTCACTATTAACTCTCTTTGATGGTCTGCAAGCAGGGTATGGTCTGCCCTTTTCATTTTTACCTCGGCCACACTTCTTGCCTGTTTTAACATCAACCCACTTTTCATCGAACCATCTTTTTAGACTCATTTGCCTACTTGCTTTTGTGCTTTGTTATGTGCAGCTTTAAATGAAGAACCTTCACGCATTAGTTTCTTCATCATATCAATATGTTTTTTAGAATGATGCTCTGAATGTTTATTCAGAGTTTTGATTTGATTAAGTGTAAGTTTTGCCATTCTTCTTTTTCTTTTTTGCACGAAGAATCATAAGGTCTTCTCTAGTGATTTTACCATCACCAGTTTTATCAAGATTCTTTCTTTGTTTGTCAGATAAAGCCATAATTATGAGTAGCCTCCTCCAGCAGCTTTATATTGCCTTACAAGCTGTCCACTTGCATAAGCAGAAGGCCACTTCTTAACAGTTCTTTTTACTTTAGCTTTAATTCTTTCGTAAAGCTTTGGATTTGTAGGTGTAGCCATTATCTAGATCTTCTAAAGACATCGCTTTCACGCAACTTTTCTTGAACTGTTCCTGTGTAAGTCATATCTTTTCCATAGCGAGGATCACTCATGGCAGCAGTAACTTCTGCTGCTGATCTGTATGGAGCTAATCCATTACTTGATGGTCTACCTGAGACTAAATCTGGTTCGATACCCATAGCATTACTGTATTGTGAATAAAGTCCTTGCACTGCTAGTCTAATAGCTGGTGCTGATGCTGTTGCAGTTAAATCATCAAAAGCAACAATTTCATCTTGAGATAAATTTTCATTAGCCCAAGATTTCATCTGTTCATAACCTTGTTCACCACCTGCAATTTGTTTAATACCTGATATTTCACCTTTAGCAATTTCTTCAACATTACCTTGGGATCTAACACCATCTAAATAAGTATCAATAACTTGTCGAGAAAATCCACCTTCCGCTAGTTTTGTATAATCGTCATCACTTATATTTCCATTTTCTATAAATCTGTTTGTAATATCTTCTGGATCAATACCGACTTCATCTAATACTTCAGCCAACCCATCACCGTAAATTTGATGGTAATCTGTTTCGCTTTCATTTTCTTCTGTAACTTCTTCTCCTTGTCCTTCTTCTTCTGAAGTATCGGTGCTACCAAGTTTGCCTTCAAGCTCTTTATAACTTGCAGCTAAATCTTCAACACTTTTAAATTTACCTAGTATCAGGCCATTTTCATCTGTTTCATTTTTAGCTAAAGTCTCCAAGTCTTCTTGAGACATTGGTGGTGTTTCAGATACGTTTAGTTGTGATGAAGTCATAATTGATTAACTAACTTGTATGTAGTGTACTGCCATGTCTAGTAATGACATCTTTAGAGTTTGTTTCTACTGATGTTTTTTTAGGCACAACAGGTTCTTTTACTACAGGTTTTACCACAGGTTCTTGTGATTTGGCAACAAACTTACCGTTCTCATCCCTTTTTCTAGGCTGCTTCTTGGTTGGCATTTAGCTCCTCCGTTAGTTGTTGTGCTTGAGCATTATTTTTTGGATCAAGTAATTTAGATCCCAAAGCAGCAGGTCCAAGAGATTGTATAAGCTGTTGTTGTTGAGCTTGTTGTTGTTCTGCTGCAATTTGCTCTTGTGTTTTAATTAAATTAGTAGTGTCAATTCCTATGGAAGTAGCAAGACGTTTAACTGCCTCATCCACATTAACAAACTGACGCATAACATCTGGTCCAAGTGCTTGAGCTACAGTACCGATAAACTCAATGAGTTTATTTCTGTCGTTACCTCTGCCAAGACCTTGAATCCCTGTCACTATCTTAGGCTTTACTAATTTTTCTGGCAAGGCTTTAACTTTTCCAGACCTTACCATCATGTGCATCCTACGTTTGAGGTAGGGTAATTGAAACTCCTGGGAAAGAATAGAGTACGTTCCACCTAAAGAGTTCTCAAGTTCTTGAGCTAGTAGATTTATCTCTGCTGCTGTTACTCTTTCTGCCTGTCTTTGTACAGAACTAGCCATAAGAAAAGCATCAGCAAGTCTAGCTTCAATACGTTGCATTGCTTGTTGTGCTACAGCAAAGTCCCCTTGTTTTCCTACTTGCATTACACTCACATCAGCAGCAGATCCTTCTCGTATTGCACCGTTGGGGGCTTTTGCTAAAGTCGCTGCCCTTGTTTGGCCGTTTGGATTTACAAGAAATAAAACTTTTGCAGAAGCAGCAGCACCTTCTATTACCGCTTGAGTTAAAGCTTCTAAAGATATAAGGTCGCCTCGATACTCTTCAACGTATCCACGACCATAATCTTCTCCATCAATCCGAATCCATCTGAGCAAAATCCAAGGAGAGACATCTACTTTAGATCTTCCATCAGTGCCAGGTATCTTTTCTCCTTGACATTCTTGATGCCACATAAAATCGTCACCGATTCTTTTAATAGAGGTATATATATCAATCTCATCACCCATTGTTTTCTCATCATAATTATCTTTCTCTTTAATTTGATTAAGAAAATCAGGAGGTAAAGCTTGAGGATTTATAGTTTCTTTTGTAAGTATTTCTAAAACATTACCCACCGAATCTCTTTTAGATACAAATTTAGAAAGTGGATATACTTTTAATCCTTTATCTGTCAAATACAAAAGAACGTTACCACCTACTATTAAATGTTTTAATGCTTCAAACATTGCAACACGATCATTTGATACTTCAATCTCATCCATCAAAGCATTTTCATATGCTCTTAAACCCTTATCTATTTCACTTTGTATTTCACTTTGCCCTTCTTGCATTAGTTTAAGTTGATCTATTACTAACTTAAAAAATGCGGTACCTGGAGGTAATAATGTTATTAAAAGTTTTGCTGCAAGGCTGTTGACCGCTTTGGCTCCAAGGGCTTGGAAAGGAGTTTTAATCCTAGCCCTTGTGCCAGATGTGGTTTCTGGAATAAGACTTGGCAAGGTAAGTTTTGAAGACTCTTTAGCCTCTCTTTCATAAGTTGATCTGCCACTAACCAACTGTTCGTATCGGCCAGCAGCAGTTTTACCGCCTTGTGAATATTCCATTTTTTATAAATTTAAATCAGTGTTTGACCCTGTGTTTAAAGGCTGAATCTGCAATGAACTTGTACCCCCTCTTGGTCGAGGAGTTGTACCTTGCTGTTTCTTCTTTTTAACAGGTCCAGCTTGACCAACATTTTTAGCAGTTTTTTCTGGTGGTGGTGCTGTTGGTCTTGGGGGTGGTAATGGTGGTGGCTTTGGGGGTCCTCCTACGCACATAATTAACTCTCCAAAATTGATTCAGTAAGCATCGTTTCTTTTTGTCGTTTTTGTTCTTCAATTAAAAAGTCAACAACAAAACGCTGCCCTGCTTTATACCATACCTCTCTATCAGATAAAGACAAATCGGGATGGCGATGCGGAAAGATTTGATCTAAGGCAAAAATTATTTCATCTGTTATAACTGGTAGTTTTTCAGATGCCATGAATTAAAACGATTTATATTTAGTATATGTCAATTTATAGATAAAGTATATCAGTATTTAATTTCTGTGATAAGCTATCAATGAACTGGAAGAGTACGGCATATTTGGAAGCACTTCGTCTGCCACGAATCACTGCCCTTCTATTATCTCTGGTTTCATCTAACACGGAAATGCCAACAGCCCATGCTACTGCGCTGTTGGTGTTTTTTATGGAGTCCAGAGAGATACTTCTCCTGTATCAAAATCAAAGTCACCATCTCTTAGTATTCTTGCAAGTTGTGCATTAAGAACAGCATCAGCAAAGTTATATTTCTTTTTTTCATAAGCAGCTACTACTTTCTCCCACATCTGTTCAAGTGTCTTAGCCTCACCTAAAATCTTTTCTGCTGTTACTGGTCCTACCTTATCAATACCAAAGTAGTTATCAGTACTGTCTCCTGTAAGAGCTTGTATCATCCAATGTCTATCAGCTTTACGTTTAGTTATTAGTTCCATGTCATCACCTGCAAGCAGTGTACAAGGCACAGATCTCATGTCTTTATCAACTGAGACTATTATTGAATCGCTATATTTTTTTGATGTTGCAAGAATAGACATCACATCATCACCTTCCAAACCTGGATAGCTTTCTGATGTATATCTTTCTCTTACCCCTTCAATAATTTTGCGAAGACCTAAAGGTTTTCTTTTATGTTTTCTATTAGCTTTGTATTCTGGATATATTGTATGTCTAAATGTTGGATACTCTGTAAAGCACATGACAACATTCTTATCGCCTTCGGCAATGGTTTGATAGTGTGCAACTCTACCATCAACCATTTCATGCACATCTCTTTCGTCTGCATGAAGTGTGTGTAGGTTACTATCCCACTGTATGTCCTGTTCACAGGCACAGCATGAGGAATAGATAAGCCAATCAGCGTCAATAAGTAAAGTCATTAGTTTCCGAAGTAAGTTTCCATAGGTACTACAAGTCTTCCTGTCTTTTCGTCATACAATAATTTATCTACTGGTCCTGTCA